CGACGGACTGCGTGGCGTCGTTAAACGTCACCGTTTGCTCAACATGCGGAGCAGGGGTGTCGTCAACGTCCGCCATAGTGGGTGATGTAATGTGTGCGTTCTAGTAAGCTGAAGATGATGTAAGTGTAAATGTAGTTAACAAAGGTTAATGTAAGGGTAAATGTTGTTGTTGTGTTCAGGCTTACGGGGGAGAACCATAGCAACTCTCCATAATTTCATCATAAGATTTAAAAGGGGAGCTTAGAAGTAAATCGAGCAAACCGGCTGACTCTAGAATTTTCTTGAGTGCTACCATCTTCTCTTCAAATACTTCCCTGCCATGCTGAGCGAGTTCGTAATTTATACTACGAGCTGACTCTAGGGCCTGCATCTTCTCACCAATTTGGGACGTATTGTTGAGTACGAGGGATCGTGCCATGCTTTCTAAAGCAAGGGGGGCACAATACACCTGGTACTCTTCGTCCCATCGCCAAGTGCGATGCAAAAACTCTTCTCCGTCGAACGGGACAAAGCTACCAAATTCGGTTGACTTGGAAGCTGTCGTGGCCTTAATACCAAAGTAACTACAACCTTGGCAGAAATTTTTCTGGTCAAACCACTTTAATCGTGGTCCAGCCTTAGAATCATCTCCATATACGCCAAGAGCGACCTCCTTGTTGAAGTTCGCTGTTGGGTTGTAATTTTCCTTGATCAGGTCAAACACCAGACGGTAGATAATAGATAGGCACAGCGAGTTAAACTCGGCTGTAGCTACCTGACCACTGATCTGTATGTTCTTGCAGACTAATATGTCGTTCTCAATGATGATGTGGGGCCACAAGCGATCAGTCAAATAGGCGCGTAAGATGGTTAACTCATCTTCACTCCAGCCGCATTTCTCGGCCATACGAATGATGATAGTCATTGCACCATGTTTGATTGAAAGCAACATTCTAGTGTCAAAGCCGCTAATATCGGCTCCAAAACACTGAAGTAGCACACCCAAATCCTCAAATATTTTGCGGAACTTACCCCAATCCTTAGAGGTGGCGTTAATTCCAACAGC